TGAATGTTTCTGGAAGATATAGTTTCATTCTTTAAATGATACTTTGACTAGTTGATGACCAGCGAACATAAGAAATAAAACAGTAATTAAAATGTTCATAGGACTATCTTTACCATGAGCCAATGTGCTACCGATTAAAACAAAAAAGATGTACCCGAAGACTCTGGATGCAATTATTAGATGATCTTTTATTACATCCCACATACATGAATATATTGTGTCTTTCTGTCTTTTTTGAGATTCTAATTGAATTGTTTGTTCTCTACTCTGAAAACATTTAAAACACCCACATCCATAAGGATGAACCTTTGTATTATATTCTTTCACTGTTGTTCAATTGTGACTGTTCCTGAAATTCTAACTAGTTTTCCATTAACCACAAAGAACCAACCATCTGAACCTTGTTCCGTGTTTACATAACCTTCGACTTTATAAGTTTTTACGGCTTGTCCACCAGACCAAACTGTGACAATATAAATTCCACTAGAATAAGCATTAATTGTCTTATTGAGATTGTTTCTAAATGCTCCTCCACAACCAGTAAGAAGAATTGTAGACACGATTGTTATTATTAGTATTAGTTTTTTCATAAAATTATTATTCGATTACCTGATTGATTTTATCTGCAAAAAACAAAGCCAATGTATATTTTTCTTTATCTTCTTCCGAATCAATCTTGCCGTTTTGAATTTTCTCAGTAGTCCATTCCAAAAGAACCTCTCGTACTGCTGAAAGCACATTTTTTTCTGCTGCAATTTTAATTAGCTCGACTGGCTCATAAGTAAGACCATCTGTATTAAAAATAGATTTTGATGTATTAATCATATCAGCAACAATATTAGAGATTGTTTGAGGAAACGTCAAGAATTATTTTCTTTTTTATACTTCTCGAAATAATCTGTAGTTGCTTGTGGGGGATTGAAAGTTACTGATGACATTTTTGGATATGGGTTCAAGTCTTCATTTGGCTTTAAAATCAAATTCAAACCGTCAACAATTCTTTTAAGGTTTTTGTAAGTGTACATACTAATCATATTAGGATTATCGACTTTTCCTTCACCAAGAACCATAGGATGAAGTTCATTACATATACCAAATTTAGGAACACTTATAATTTGTCTCAGATATAACTTCCACCTATCATTTTGGAAGAATTCTAAATAGTACATGCAATTATTTTCTGCATAATTTTTGGGATAGTATTCATCAGGATATAGTTGTTTAGTCAAATCTTCCCAATCTTCATCAGTCATTTTCGGATCATCTTTATCTTCTGTTTCTATGTTTGCTCCATAAGTCCAATAGTTTTCTTTAAATTTTTGCCATTTAATCATGTTTTCATAATCTTGGACATCTTCTTTTGTGACAATATTTTTATTCTCGTGTTCAATGTCTTCTTTTGTAAAAAATTCTTCTTTAGGAGTTTCAACAGTATCTACAATATATATTGAATCTATTTCGTGCCATTGAGACAAACTATTTTTAGTTTTAATATTTACATATTTTTTAGAGTCTGAATAACCTAAAATCTGACCTTCATATAAAGATCCTACTTTGCTAAAAAGTCTGTAAATTACGTTTGTTCCGATTTTGTAATCTTCTGGTTTCATTATTTTCGAATCTTTCTAAACCATCCTTTTTTTACAAGAGTATCCATAGTTACTTCTGAATACTCATGAACTAAATATCCTTTATCTTTAAATTCTTGCATGTTTATATTGTAGAAGTTGTTTGTTTCTTTATCTTTAACAAAAATCTCCCCATCATCAACTCTTTCATAATATGTTTCTGAGTTATTTTCTTTTTGAGGACCACCAATAAATGGAACTTGAGAATCCTTAAAATACTTTTCTAATTCTTTTTTAGGAATATTGTCTAGAAGAATGTCCTTACAATTTAAAATTTCTAAATCTGCTTTTCTTCCCTTTAATTCTTCAAAAGTATAATCACAAGCTGTAATTGTCGAGCAGATCTTTTCTAGATTTTCTGTCTCTCTTACAGTAATTTCAAATACATATTTTTTGTCTTTGTTCATTTTAAAATATCTTTGACTTGTTCTGGTGTCCAATTTTTTTGAATTGCTTCTTTAACTATATTGGCTTTGATTTCTCTTTCTTTTACCTCACTATAAGTCAAACAGCCCATAAGGACTGAACTAAGGACAATAAAAGAAATACAAGCTGCAATGAATGGATCAATTTGTGTTTTCATGTTCTTCTATTGTATATGTTGTTTTTATTTTTACAAGCTCAAATTCTAAAAAGTTTTCAGTTCCATAATCTGGAATGTTATTAAATGAACTTCTCTTTAAAAACAGTTCAAGATAATCTTTAGCAGCTACAATTAGACAATCCTTGAGATCTACTAATTCTATAGCAGTTGCGGTTAATTCTAAATCATCGTTTTTAAAATTAACCCATTTTTGAGTAGGTTTATGGCGAATTGCGTACTTGTATTCTTCAAATGTTTTATTCATCTTCACCTAAAGGTAACAGAAAATTAAAACAAGTCAATAATTATTTCACTGCTGGAAAACAATAGTAACTGTCCATCCTAACCCGCCAAGCGTTGTTGGTAACGCTAAACGTTGATAGCTAGACAACGGAGTAGTACTAGTTAATGTTTTGTAAATTCTCCCTGTAGTGCTTGCTGTACTATTTAAAATACTTGCAGAAGATGTTGGAGATGTGTATGTAAAACGATTTACATTAGCGACACTTAAGACTGAAGTAGTTGTATTAAATCCTGTTCCAATGTTATTAATTGTGATAATGTCATTTACGACAAATCCGTGACTAGACACATTTGCGGTGACTGTGTAAGAATTTGCTGGTCGAGTAAAGGTACTAGCTGGCCAATTTGTTATAAAACCCATTCTTGCAGATGTTAATTTGATACAATTTGTTGTAAAATCAGGAGCGGAATTATTTGTTCCGATGTTTAATGTTCTAGTTCCAGAATTTCTTCCAGCTGCTGCAAAGGAAGATAAAATTCCATTCACTGTTGATTGAGATAAAATATTTGAACTAGCATTAAATGTAGCAAATGAGCTTAATACGGGTCCAATTGTTCCACCAGATAAACTATTTGTTTGAACTTGAAAATCTGTAAGTGCTGTGTTGTTTCCTAAATACGGTAAATTTCCAGACAATGCGTTTGAATATGCATGAAACGTAGCAAGGTTTGTAGCACCACTTAGAGAATTAATTTTGGTTAATTTATTACTATATACGCGAAATGTTGTGAGATTTTTAACATCATCCAATGAAGGAATTTCGCCTGATAAGCTGTTTGAATAAACCTGAAAATCTTTCAAAGCACTCAAACCATTTAATGAAGGAATTGTTCCTGATAATGCATTTATATGAGCATAAAAAGTTTGAAGATTTGTAGCACCACTTAATGAATTAATTTTGGTTAATTTATTTATATAAACTTGAAAATCAGTTAAAGATTTACAAGCATCCAATGAAGGAATTTCACCAGATAAACTGTTGTCGAATACGTTGAAAGTTTTTAGTGCGCTTAATCCATTTAAAGAAGGAATTGTTCCTGATAAGCTGTTATAAAATGCTGTAAAAGTTTGAAGACTTTTAGCTCCACTTAATGAATTAATTTTGGTAAAACCGTTTCTATTGGTAGAACTTGTTCCTTCAATAATGAAAGTTTTTAAATTTGGATTAAAATCCAATGTCGGAATTTCTCCCGTAAATGCATTTTGTGAACCAATATATTGAATTAAATTTGGAAACGAAGATAAACTAGGAATAGGCCCAGTCAATTTTTGTCTACTAGCTCCTTGAATATTAATATCGGTTAATGCAGTCGAATATGGTGGAAGAATTGGATGTGGGCCAGTTAATGCGTTTTGTTGTATGAATAATAGTCTTAAATTAGAACATGCGCTTAGGTTTACTGCGTTTGTTCCACTAAGACTTGAATTGTTTAAATATAAAACTTCTAGGTTGGTTAAATTAGACAAATCAGGAAATTGCCCTGATAATGAAATGTATTTATTATTTGTAGTAGCAGCAAAGTTTATAACTTTTATGTTTGGTTTATTGTTAAGTGTTTCTAAACCTGTTATAAGAGTATCTCTAGCATTAATAACTTGGATTCCTGTTAAAGAACCGTAGTTTGAAAGACCGAGACTATAATCATAATTTACGTTAATTTCTGTCAAATTAGGAAGAAGACTTAAATCCAAAGTTCCTGCTAAATTTGGATTATAATATAAATTTAAAACCTGAATTGGAGAGTTTGGAGGAATGTTTATAGCTGTTAAATTGTTTGAATAAAGATCTAAGCTTGTTAAATTAGGAAATTTTGTTGTATCGAAAGTTCCCGTAAATTTTGCATATTCGGCTACCAAACTTTGTAAAGAAGTAAGACTACTCGTTGAGGTATTAAGAGCAGAAATTGAAGTATTTGATAAATTCAATGTAACAATATTTGGATAACGATCTAAATTGAAAGAACCAGACAATGGATTGCTGTCTAAATTCAATGTTAAAATAGAAGGCATTACATCTGGTTCTATAATAACATCAAATAAATTATTATTTAAATTTACGTTTTGTATATTCGGAAACCCAGTCAAGCTGAACGTTCCAGTTAATTTATTACTTGATAGCAAAAAAACGAGTAGAGACGGCATATATTCTAATGCAGTAAACGAGGTTATATCGTTATCTACGCAGATAAAACTTGTTAAATTGGGAAATGCCGTAATATTTACAGAACCGCTTAATTTTGGATTTGATGTTCCACAATTAATCGCATAAATATTATTTGGATTTGATGTTTTGATCGAAAGACTCATAGTTAACTGAATGTGTGATTATAATTAGTATTAGAATTTATTGTTTCAACCGAACCATCCCCCCAATCGATTTGAACTGTTGCCGATTGATCAAATGATAAATTAACATCATTTAATGATGTACCAGATTGTATATTAAATTCCCATAAATTTATAGCAATAATATCTGTTTTTTCTTCAACAAAACCTTCTCCCCCACCTCCAAATGCTGCAAAATTTAAATTTTCTTCCAATTTCGCTCTTTCCTCTTGAATCATTCTCATTCGAACCATATCAGATATAATTGAATCTTGTATAAAACTTTGTTGCTGTTTGGTGTATTTAACAGGTCGCCAAGTATTTGAATCTGGTGGATATACCACATTTGTACCTTCCGACAATCCATCTAAATAATGATCAAACCAATCCATGTATTATATTTATTCCAAATATATTAATTTTAACTATTATTCATAGTTTTTTAATTCTATATTACCTCTATCATCAATCAAAGCATAGGTGATCGGTAAATCACACTGAGAACCCAAATTGACACATTCTATACCTCCCACATAATATTGCTTGGGAACGTGAGTGTGACCAAAACATACCGCGTCATATTTGTTATTGTAACAATATTGAGCAATTCGGACTGTTAGATCATGTGCTGCTCCGTGCCATGTTTTAATTTTGGTTTTAAGTTTTCTTGTCAATTTTTGTTTCTTATCAATCTTTTGTAGAATATAATATATACCAGAAGCAAGTTCGGTCAAGAATGGTTTTGATGTGATAAAAAAATCAAACTTATCCCCATGAGTAAATAGAATTCTTTTTTTACCTACCAATTCATTATATTCATCCACAAATTCAAAACCAAGAAGAGCCGAAATCGTTTCTAAGTCTTTATCATGATTTCCTTTAATAAAAATACATTTTTTATTTTTTGAAATTTTTCGGAGGACAGATAATATTTTCCATTGTTTTTTGCAAAGTCTATGAATATTGTAACTATCCAATAAATCACCACAAATTACTAATGTATCATAGTTTTCCTTTTCCAGAATTTCCAAGGTCAAATCAGCTTGGCATATTGGACTCCCTAAGTGGATATCAGATAGTGCTAAAATCATATTATTGTTTTCCGTATTTGCTCCAAAGAATTAACATGATGACAGACGATAACAAACCACCCAATGCACAAACAAAAACCCAAATGTTATTGCTTCCAAATGTTGCATATACTATAGAAAATATGTGACCTGAAACTACTAAACCCAAAGAACCAGCCGATATGTCTTTAGCTGATTTGGTTTTATACGTTTTAATTATTTGTGGTACTGTACAAATCAAATAACAAAAAGTCATCAACAATCCAGATACTTGGTATATTAGTTCTTTAATCATATATTCCATGTCATATCATCCACAGTGTCGCCACAACTTTCACAAATTTCCGTACCATAATGCCAATCATCAGGTTGGAACAATTTCACCACATCAGGGAAGAGTATTGTATTATCGTTAATACCTTCTTTAACTTTAACAAAAAGGTAATCTAGAATTTCATTAATTTCTTCATTGGATAATTCCGATACTGATTTATCATTTACCGAAAAATCAAACGCGGTACATCCTGTTGTTTCTATAAATTTGTATTTAGTTTTTTTTATGAGTTTCGTGCATTTCATTTTCTACGATTTCTTCTAGTTCTTGCATATCCAATTTACTTTGGGTTTGTATATAATAACTGAAAACAAAAGCCGATAATATCAATAAAAGAATAATCGAAAAGAATAATATTTTTTCAAAAATTTTATTCAAAATCTTCATATTCTTTTGCTCCTTCAGCAGCTTCTTTATATAGAGCAGGGCCGACTACAACCAAGGGATCTACTTTGGCTAATTCATATACATGAAGAACTGTACCGTAAAGTTTTCTTGCTATTTTTTTAAGTTCATCATTTTTAACAAGAGTTTCTGCAAGTTTCATACGAAGCTCTACTGCATTATTGTGTTCTTCTGTACCATCTTCTTCAATTGCTCTAAGTTGTTCTTCCAGCTTTTGATTAAGCATTCCAACTGGTTCGCATGTGTAGCAACATCCTTGAAATCCGTTTATGAAATTTTCTTTTTGTTTTTCTACAAGAATTCTACCGTATCTTTTAATGGCTTCGTTTGTATAATAATCTAATTTTTCTAAACACCCATCAGCAGATAAACCACTTTCATAAAAAGCGGATTCTTCAAGTTGTTCCAAGTTCTTCGTGGTCGTCATTTTTTTTCTCCTTTTGCGTCTTTTTCTTTCCAGTATGCTTCGGTTGATTCGTTGCAAGCTACATAACCGTCTTTTCTAGCTTGCTCGTAAGATAGTGTTCTGTACCAACCACCTCGCTTGCAAAGCGTTCCATCTTTACCAGTTACCTCGCAAGTATGAGCAGACCTTATTTCTGCTTCCGCAATGATATCATCTATAATATCCCAATCTTCTCTTTTACCACCTTCACCAGTAAAGTAAAAAGAAAGTGTGCCATATTTTTCCTTTAACTGTGTGGCGATAACTTGTACAGGTTCTCCTTCTTTAGAGGATAAATCACAAAAATATTGTAATTTGTGCAAGCATTTGTCTATCAATTCCCCCCAACCGTCATCAAACTCAAAGCCCCAGCTTAAACAAGTTTGCATTGGATCTCCACCATAATCTCTAAGAATTTTGGGGTATTTTTTTACAAGTTCTAATTCGAGTTTTTTATTCATATACTCAATATTAATATATTTTATTATAATGTCAAGATTATTCTTCCCAACACCAATTTTTATAATCCCAATGTCTGGAGTCGTAAATTCTAAAGCCAGCTTCAAACCCCAAAAAATTTAAATTTATACCTAAACCACCATGATCTCTTGTAATTGGAGCAAAATCTAATTCAAATTGAAAAATGTTATCTCCCGAATAAAATATTTCAAATTCTATGTTTTTATATTTGGAAAGTTGTTTATAAAATGAAAAATATTTTTTAAACTCTTTTCTTGGTTTGCAAAAGTTCCTTATAGTAAAATTAAAGTACATATCGTTTATTCTATTTCTTCATCCCAACAAAATACAACATTATCAAATTTTTTTAAAAAAGTCAACAAATTCTTTTGTATTAAATTCTCCCATATATTATATCTATTAGCCAAACCTTCTCCTAATTTAGAAATGTAAAAAATTCTATCTGGATATTTTTTTATAATACTGTACAATTTATGCAATTCTTCATAAAAAACAGGTTTATATTCATCTACTCTATAAAAGGAAGAGTCGTCATTATCTGGAAATTTTTTAGTAATAAAACCCAAGGCGTGTGGATGATCTCTTAATTTTGCAGCACCACCATATCCTTTTTTTATAAGATTGTCTCCAAATATAAAATAAGCCTTTGGATTAGAATCCAAAAACTCGTAAGTTATTATGATATTTTTAAACTTAGCCATTTCTTAATTTAAGAAGTTCTAGGTAAAAGTAAAGCAACTTCTTCTGAAGCAGATATAGGAGCCTCATGAAATTCACCTTCCCACCACTTATCCTCCTTTTTTAAATTTTTAGATATTCCGACCTTTTTAACATCTTTCAATTCATCATATCCACATTCATATCCAGAAACAACAACTGTCATCTCAGGGTTTTCTCCTTGTAGTTTTTCTATAAGATCTTTTACTTTCATTTTCATATAATGATAATACAAAAAAATATTATTGTCAATCTAAAATATAAATATTTTAAATAAACATGAATATTTCAAAATTCGACAAGCTTTGTGAGGAAATTATAAACGAGGCTAAAGGTAAAAAAAAGCAAGACGCTTGTTATAAAAAGGTTAAATCTAGATATAAAGTTTGGCCAAGTGCATATGCTTCAGGAGCTTTGGTTAAATGTAGAAAAGTTGGAGCTAAAAATTGGGGCAATAAAAGCAAATGAACAACTTTGAAAAACATGTAAATTTTATTTTAGAAAAATTTGAAAGTGAAAAAAATAAAGGTTTAAAGGGTTGGTTTGATAGGAATAAAGGAAAGGGATGGATTGATTGTAAAACTGGGAAGCCTTGTGGACGACAAGAAGGAGAGAAGAGAAGGAGTTATCCAGCGTGTAGACCAACAAAAGCTATGTGCAATTCCAGAAAAAAATATAAAAAAGGTTCTAAAAAAATATCTTGGAAAAAAGGAAACCCTAAATCTTGAAATAAATAATTAATATGTATTCTTTTGACAAATATTGTAATTTAGTATTGGAGGCACACGCTGGAGTAAATGCTACCAATGCTGCCGAGGATGAGGCTAGAGGTGAGCATTATGAAAACTTATTTGAAGAAATATGTAGACAAAAAAAAGCAGACAGATATGAAGAGACTGTTTTACATTTTGATTATAAGGTGTTAGATAAAGGTGAACCAGCGTGGAGCGATAGACCAGAAAATAAAGGTAAGGTTGCTGGTAATAAAGCTTGTTACGTTGAAGTTAAAAATGCTAAAAACCATTTTGACCCTAATTATATATTTTTAGAATTTAGAAGCAATAAAGGATATAATGGATGGATGTATGGTGAAGCCAACTATATAGCATTTTACAACGATTCCACTGGAGGTTTTGATATGGTTAAAAGACATACTCTTTTGAAAGAAGTTGAAAATTTGGGTCTTTTTGCAAAAAAAGGACAAGATCGTAGGGAAAAAATAGAATTATTTTACACAACAAATAAACAACCAGCTGATTTTGTCGGTGGTACTCTTAATAGACGCGATGCATTCTTAACACCAAACCGAGAAGCCGTCTTCTATTCTAGAAGAAATTCTGGCAATATAGATATGTCTTTATACGTTCCAAAAGATATTGTAATGAACCATAAGACTTTTGAAATTAATCCGACTAAACGTTAAACTGATGTTTAATCAGTTTAACCCATTGTGATTTTGATATTTCTTTACCATCTAATATAGCAAAAGCATATCCAGAATTGTCTCCACAATTTCTTTTTATCATTTCGGCTTGTTCTTTTCTAGTTTCTACTTTTCTAATATCATGAATCATTTCAAGTAAATGATCGATATATTTCTTCGCTTTTTCTCCCGCATTACAAATTTTTTCTATTTCATCTTTTAATTGAAATGCAATTTCATAATCAAAATCTGTTTCAATCAGTTTACTAAAACTTTCAGCCGATGGCATTTCTTTATCTATATAATAATCAATTAAATTATCAGTAGAGTTTAATTCGGATTTTACGGTATGAATGAATCTATACCAATCCGACTTCATTTTGATTCTATTTTGATTGTTATTGTAGGAAATTACAATTCCTTCTCTATCTTTCCAATTTTTAATATGTTGGGCTATTTTAGATAAATCTGAAATATTATTAAAATAATATGTTTGAGGCATTTGTATAGGTCCAATCTTTCTCCATATGTCTGTAAGCTCTTGATTGGAAACAACAACCATTCCATTCTTGTTTATCGCACCAAGAAGATAAAATTCTATTTCTTTTGGTCTAACTACAATAACATTATTAGGAGTTACAATCTCAAATAAAAGAGTAAGATGTGAATTATCTTTTAAAAACTCAAACACCTTTGGATGTTTTTCTGGAAGTAATTCAAAGTCTTTTGCGTTAGGTAATGTTTTATAAGAAACAGTACCTCTGGTTCTCATTGAGAATTGTCCATTAACATAATCGCAAATAACCAAAGAACCATCTATCTTATCAACAAAACGCCAATCATTATAATCTTCTAATTTTGGATAACAATCTGGTTTCTCCTCATAATTAAAAAACTTAGGCCAACCAGATGATAATACATTTCCTTCTTTATCTACAATTAAAGATCTATAAAAAAGGTTTTTTTCATTCCATTTCGCATCTCTTTCAGGAGTTATCAGCCAACAATACGATCCACAGAACTCATTTGGAGTAATGTTAAAATATCCCTCTTCTATAGGAAGACTAACTTTCATTGTTTTAAATTAAACGTATGTGTTTCCCCAAATCTCGTTAATGTCTAACAATTTATGTTTGCATCCATTAATTTCTTCTGTCCAAGAACTATGGAAATGACCATATAGATGAAGTTCTGGTTTGCATAGTTTAAAAATCTCATCCATTATCGCTCTTTCGTTACTAAGATCTCCTATAAGATAAGCATCTTCCAATGCCCACCCATAAACCATTTCGTTAAACTGTTGCGGAAAGCACCAAGACGGAGCAGTATGAGTTACAAGAATATCAACTTCCTTACATTTATCTTTATCTAATTTAACGGCTTCATCTTCCCAATATGAAACACCTTCTTTACGAGATGTTCTATCAATAGAAATAGCACCACCAATAAATTGAATTGTTTTATCTCCATAATTCATCACGGTATAATCTTCAAACAATTCAAAATTATCATATACGATTCTATTTTTTCCTTCAAAAAAATAAGGATCGTCATGATTACCTCTAATCCCAAAGAAATTAATATTCCTTTCTTTAAACATGTTGCTAAGTTTCTCTGATTGAGAATATTCGGATTCTTTTTTATATTTAAACCCGATTCCAAGATCTCCAACAGAAATTATGGTGCAATTTTCAATATTCTTGTCTCTGATGATATCAAATAACGTACCCCAACTTCCATGATGATCACCTAGAAACAATAAAGGTTTGTTTTTGTTTAGTGCTTTCATACGTCTTTACAGAATACGTGTAAAAATTTGCTAGTCAAGTCAAATTTTGGTTTTGCGCTCGGATTGTTATATTCCATATATTCTGTGGTTATTTTTTGAGGCATTGTGTAATCATCTAAAAATCCTGTCGCTCCATCCAATGTTTCAAAATACAAATCATAATAAACATTTCTCCATCCAAAAGTACCTTTCTTTTGAGGAAAATACATTTCCTTTTTATCCTTCTTAACTTTCTTTATTCTATAAAATTTATTACCACCCATTTTCTTCGATTTCTTTTTGAGTTTTTTTCTCTTCTTCTATTTTTTCTTTTAAGGTATCTCTTAAAACAGTCAACGCTTCTTCATAAGAATTGCACTCTTCTTCTATATTATCGAGAATATACCCAAAGTGCTGTATTGTATAAACAGGAGGATATCCATAACTCCATTTAATCTCTATATACCAATGACAATCTCGGTCTTTATGGTGATCCTTTCCTATCAAAAAGTACCATTCTTCTGTTAATTTCGTAATTTCTTCAATAATATTTTCGTTAGTCATTTTTATAAGGTTCCTTAACGATCACATAATAACTACCAGAAACATCTCTTATAGTAGAACTGGAACCTTTGGGCAGTGGTTTCTTTTTAAAAGCTTGATCGGCAATACTCCAAGCCAATTCGAAGTTTTTATTTTTCATTGCTTTATCCATGCGTTCCTGATACCTTTGAGGGATCCTAAATTCCTTTTGTGGTTGCCAATAACCATTAATAGAGTCTAAAATTTTCGGAATAGGAACATCCGAACTTTGAAATGCACCATTACCAGAAACATCGCAAATTCTTCTATACCCACCATTTCTCTGGTAATGCAAATATTGTTCTATAGTTTTTTTAATCTCCCACGCAACAGTACCGTCTTTCATCTTCTCACAACCAATACCATAATAAGCATTTCTACTTTCCATTAATTCCTTTTCTTTATAGAAAACAATAGTTCTAACCATGCTCTCCAAAACCTCTCCATCCTCATATGTTAGTTCTTTATCCCAAAATGCAGTGTCCATTGCTATTTTAATTTGACCAGAACGAAGACGAGAATATACTTCCAACGCATTTGTTAAAGTTCCAAGATGCTTTTCATCGAACTCTATAGATACTTTTTTACTCATATTAAAACATAATAATATATCTAATTTTTACATTGTCAATAAAAAAAAAATTAATAAACAAAATTCGGATTCAACTGATCTTGTTTTTTTGTCAATGTTTTAATGGCTAAAGTCATTCTTAGATTTTCAATATCTATGCTAGGCAAAGCCCTATGTTTAACTTTAGCTGGAAATCTCATAAGTCTATTATATACAGGATATATAGAAAATGATGTAGTTATATCATCCTTTTTAATAAAAAATTCAGTAGCGCCACCCGACTCAACACTCCAATTTTTAGTAAATCCCAATAAAAATGTAATATCACCATCGTCATCATGAATATTACCATGTTGAATTCCAGATTGACCATTCACGTAAATTCTTTTTATTTCAAAATTTTTAAAAATTTTTTGAAAATATTCCAATTCATCTTTGAAATATTCTTCGTTTATATAAGTCCCCCAATAAAAATTAGGATCTTCTCTCTTACATCTATGTTTTGTCCAGAGGGAAGTATGATATACCTTATCATGTAAATGATCTATAAAATCATTATCTAAGAAATTATCAATATAATATATATCTTCAGTTATATTTTTTTTACCCATATTATAAAAAGTTAATTTTATTCTCTTTATTGATAGTTTTAAGAGCTAAACTCATTCTAAAACTTTCAAAATCTATATTTGGCAAAGCTCTATGTTTGATATTGGCTGGAAAGGAAACCATTCTGTTGTAATAAGGATAAACTGAAAGAGAACATTCATTTTCTTGTAAAAATTCAGTAGCTCCACCCGACTCAACATTCCATCCTTTACTTAATCCTATCAGAAATGTTCTTTCCCCATCATCTTCATGAAAACTACCATGCTGAATTCCAGATTGTCCGTTTGCATATATTCTAAGTACCTCATTATCTGGAAAAAGATTTACTAAAAAATTATATTCTTTTTCATATTTTTCACCGACTAAAGGTAAATACCAAAAAAAATTATTTTCCAAACCAGTACTATTATGCATTGACCAAGAATCATTTAAAAGTTTATAGTTCAATTTGTCAATAAAATCCAAAGGGAGGAAATCATTAATGTAATATATATCAGAATTAATATAGTTTTTTTCTTTATTCATCATAAGACATTACTTTCAAATTTAAAAAAACACCATCTTCTTCATGTTTGAAATCTGGATAAGAATTAAAAGCAATCGTATATCTATCCGTATCTGATAAATTTTCATCTACCGAGTGCTGCAAAGCAGATGGAAATAATATTAATTTACCAGCCTCTGGTTTGACTGAAAATGAATTATATTCAAAATTACTACCCGTATTTTCAAAAACTTCGAAAAGGGGAAAATCGCTATACCATAAATTTTTACTTTTCAATACAGTGTGGGCAGAAGACATTGTATTAAGATAATATATACCACTAATATAAGAATTGGGATGTTTATGTAGATGATGCCATTCGCCCCTACTAGACTTATTAAACCAAGACTCTGTCAAGTTCAATTTTTTAAAAGATTTTGGAAGTTTTAAATCTAAAAAAATAGTATCCAAACATTCTTGAAACCAATTATGCAAGTCACTAAATTCAGATAAACGATTTAATCTATCCGCGCCATTGCTATTGCCGACATTATTAACAATGTCCAAGTTTTTAATTTTATTCAAAACTTCAACGTATAGATCTTTTCCGCTAAAAAAATTGTACAGTTTTAAAGATGATATGTTTTCTACTTTAAAAGTCTCCATAATATATATTTTATATTAACACAAAAATGAAAAATATCAAATTTAAATCACATTTACACTATTACAAGATATCAATCTTTGGAAGAATTTTTTTTACCGCAAGTTTTATTTTTATGATTTGTACTTTTCCATTTAATTGAGTCGTAATTAGAATCGTATTTTTTTTTGTCTACTGGTCTATAACGATCACCTTTTCCAGCCTGATTATTATTTTTCATCTTTCTTCTTTAGTTTTTTAAATTTTATTATCGCATCATCGTAATCTGTATATGTAAAACCCTTAATACCCCATTGGTTCGATGAAGGATACATTTCGGATGGTGGAAATTTATTACCAGCTATTTCGTATCCATTATGCTCTTCTATAATTACAACTTCATAATTTAATTTTTTACCATCTTTCAAAGTTTGTTCATATATGGCGATTTTACCATCTCTCAACAATTGTCTGTAATTGAAGTTTTTATAAGTAAACTCTTTGTTTATTTTTTTCATTTTTATAATATTTACTGAATTTTTTAATACCGCATACACAATCTTCGGAATATACACAATAATCACAAGTTCTATCGTTATCTAAAAATATATCTGGACGTATACACGCTCCATTTGTAATCATGATAATACCATCCCTAGATCGTAAGAGATTTTTTCTAACATCACTTTTAAATTTATAGGATGATGTAAATGATTTTGCAAAATCCGATAAATGTTTTAAGTTTCTATTTTTTTTATTAGTTTTCATATTCTATGAAATCACCACATTCTCCAGAGTAATAAAATTTTTTATATCCAGTTTGTTTCATGAGATGACTGCAACCATTGCAAGGTTTAGCATATCTCAAATTACCCATTTTGTCAAGTCTTACATTAATAAAAATTATGTTTTTGAAATTTTCAACATCTATTTTTTTTTGTAATTTTAAAACACAACTTAATTCTGAATGCATTCTAGCAACATCTCTGAGATCTTCTCCATCATTAGATATATAATTTAACCTTTTTATATTAGGATGCGTTTTAATACTATTAACACCTATAGACACGCATTTCTTTTTATAGAAAGCAAACGTTAAATGAAAAGTCCTGTTCAGTTCATAATTATGAAAAGTTGGCTGTAAAGCTCTAGAGAGATCTACTATTTTTTGAAATTTTTTTTTCAAAAAAAATCAAGAGAAGAATACATACACGTCATCATTCTCCTTAACTAAATGGAATGATGAATACTCGTAATTACCTCTTCTTAAATTTTCTAAAAAATTAGGCCATTCTTTGATAGAGGTTTTGGCAACTTTTCCACTGATTTCTTCTTTTTTATATTTTTTCTCAATTTGAACTAAATCAAAATTGACAACCCCCTCATTATAGCAATCCAATAAAATAGATACAGTTTTTTCCAAATTAGACCAAATATGATCTATAACCTTCTGCGTACAAGAACAATTTTTTTTAATAGCTGAACTTCTAATATCAGACTCAATTTCTGGAAATGAAGCTATAAGCCTTTTTTGGAAATTAGAATTATCAACGTTTAATTCCAATACCAAGGAATCTATATACTTAAACGCAAGCAATGTGTCTTTATTCATATATTTTATTTAATAAAATCCATTTTTTTGTCAATATTTTTTTTCATTAAAAAAACATGAGCAAAAAAAAAGGAAACCAAACCGCAAAAAATATTGCTCAAAATAGAAAAATTAAAATCTAAAACGATTGGATTATATATAAAAGACGTAGCAAAACCGAACCAAAAAGAACTACACTCTGGACACATTAGAGGTCTTCTAATATACGGAATTCTAGAAACCATATTTCTAGGTTTCTGTAAAATTTCAGAAAAATGCCACATAGTAGAAACACTCAAAACCAGTATTACAAAATATAATAAATTAAAAAATATCATATTAATTTAAAAAATTTAAACCGCTCTCTTTTACTATATTCGAGCTTGGGTTATTTTTTTCAGAATTTATATGTTCCAACAAATAATTTTCTACATGACGTAAAATATCTTCTTTATAATTAGAAGAACTTAAAAGATTAGTAATATCAAAATCCATGACTGGATAAAAATCCTCTTCCTTTTTAAAGATAGAAGAAATAGGTTTGATTTCAACAATTTCACCGTCATTTTTAAACCCTAAAATTTTAACATAAATATCACATTTTTTACCTTCAATATTTTTATCATCCTCTTCTTTAAAAAAGAAATATTCTATATTAGTATCTTTAAAAGTATTAAAAAATTCCAATATATCTTCCTTTTTAATATTGCGAGTTTTATCGTATAAAAGGTCCGAGACATTTGAATAAAAATTTTTTTCATTTGAAAAATCTTTAGCAAAGATTTTGAAAAAATTATCATCTTTTGATAATTCTACATATTTTTCATCGAAATTTATATTTTCAATTTTAAAATTATTTAAATTCAACATATTTATATATTAGATCATTTTTTTAAATTGTCAAGCTTAACTTACCCCACCCAACAATCTACCTCCAATAGATGTATTGTTTAATACATTAGAATAACCACTAATCCAAGGAACACCCCCCCATCCACCTCCAGTTGCTCCAGCAGTAGCAGTACCCCCACCTCCAGCCGTTCCAGCAGTAGCTCCATTCTCATTAGTAGGAGGAGCGCCATTACCGCCAGTACCACCATCAGTATTAATAGTTATAGCTGACTGTTGACATTGTTGAGAATAAGTTCTGCAACTCATTCTTTGTTGCTGTTGTCCGCTGCTTTCAGAATTTCTACATCCTCTACCACGATCACAAGTTCCGCAATTACACTGACCATTATATTTGTGCATAACGCCCATATTTCTAGCATCATCGCAGCAATCTCTACAATTCATACAACTCCAAGTTGGTCTTTGAGTATAATTATAATCCACACAATTATTTTGACAATTCACGCTAGTTGTACCAGGTTTAGTGCCGCCATTACCGCCCTTACCTCCAGTAGCACCACCAGCAATAGTTCCAGTATTGGTTATTCGTATAGCTCTTCTAACTATCAATGGCGTAGAACCAGTAGAACCGTTGGCACCAATTCCAGAAGGACCAGCACCTCCAGCTCCTCCAGTTCCATTAGTACCGACTATATTGCCATTATTTATCAAAGTAAAATCATCATTTGATCTGAAACCATTTGTTCTAGTAGCATCATCGGTTGGTATAGTTAAAGAACCACTGACAGTAACTCCAGATTTTACTATCAAAGTAGCAGAAACATCGACAGAAGAATATGGGGTAAGTGCATTTTTAAAAAGAGTAAACGCATTAACGTTAGATACACTGGTGGTTATTTCTACAGTAACTGGAATTTTTCTAGTTTTACCATAAAAGTTAGAAATTTTTAAAGGATTTGGACTTATTGGTATCGCTGGTGTTGGGGGAAAATATCCTTTACTAAGAAAAACACCATTACCATAATATTCACTCAAACCATGAGGAACAGTACCTCCAAATTCTGTTACAATTTCAGTTATAGGTAATGGGCCGCTCGTTCTAATAGGCATATATTATATAGTATTTAATTGTTTTTCTAAATTGTCAATTTTATTAGAAAGCTCTTTAACACTTTCTATCAAAAGAGCAACAATATTACCATAAGATACTGAAAGATATCCATCTTTATCTTCACTCACAACTTCTGGTAACACATCTTTAACATCTTGAGCAATAACACCTATACTTTTTTTATTATCAGATATTCTATCAAAAGATACACCTTTTAATTTCAAAAGCTTATTTAGTGAGTCTTTAATATCTTCTATATTGTTTTTTAACCTTTTATCGGAATAAGCAGTCACATCAAGGGTTGCTGTAATGCTACCTTGAACAACCAAATTACCCGTCATAGTGTCACCAGTTTTTAAAACTCTATTATTGGCATTAGTATCAGCAGCGGCAGCGGCAGCAGCAGCAGAATTGGCGGTAGCTTGAGCGGCAGCAGCAGCAGAAGTGGCCGTTCCAACCTGAGTGTCAACATAAGCTTTATTGGAGGCGTGTGTAGTAGCGGTAGGGTTGGCATGTAGATTTAAAAAACCAGTCATGGTATCGCCAGATTTTAATACTCTAGCAGAATCAGCAGTATCTACATAAGTTTTACTAACTAAACCAGTAGTAGCAGAATCAACATATTGTTTGGTAGCTGCATGTAGATCACTAGTAGGATTCGCATTTAATGTAAGAAAACCACTCATGCTATCGCCAGCTTTTAATACTCTTAAACCATCAGCGGAATCAACATATGTTTTACTAACCAAACCAGTAGTACCACCGCCAACGGCATCATCAACATATTTCTTGGTAACTGCATGGTTATTATCAGCGACTAATGCATTATATGTCGGTAATTTAAGATTCCCACTCATGGTATCGCCAGCTCTCAATACGTATCTACCATCATTAGACGCTTGATTTGGAATGTAAGATGACCAATTGTTGGAGTTTAAAATTTCATATGCAACATTACCCATGCTCCATCCACCAACTTTTAATTTATTATCATTGTCCAATCCAAATCTTACAGCATATTTAGCAGGTCTATTAAAACTCATATATGCAGCATTGCCATCAATACAGTACTACTAGCTCGTACAT